CCGCTCCATGCGCCCCATGCGCCCGTGCCGCCTCTGCGGGGACCTGTTCCTACCGGAGGGACCGGGCCAGCCGTCCACGTGCCCGTACGACGACGCGCCGCCCGCCTGCCAGGACCTCCAGGACGACGAGGAGGACCGTCAAGCCTCTGTGCGGGCCTCTCGCGCCCTCTCGCGGGCCGACACGTGCCAGGGCCCGGGATGCGCCTCCCAGCTCCTCTACGGGGGCCGTGGACGCCCTCCGCGCTACTGCTCTCGCGCCTGCCGGAACCGCGCCACCCGGAAGGCATCGTGAACGACAGCATCCCCGGTCACTCTGGAGGGTCGGCCAGCCTCTCCCCGCTGTCCAATCGCCAGTACCGGGTTCGCGTGAACGCTGGCCTTCGTGCCAGGGGCGTGCCTGCGAAGTCGTGTGCGCGTTGCTTCGCGATCCTGCCGTTCACGGCCTTCCCGCATGACCGGACCAGGGTTGACGGTCGCTTCCCGCAGTGCCGTCGCTGTCATGCGGCCAGGGAGGCGGTCCGGCGTGAGGATCCCCGCGTGAAGGCCCAGGCCGCTGGTAACGGGCGCCGGTACCGGGCGATGCGCTACGGGGCGGCGTACGACGGTCACCAGCCGGAGGACGTGTTCGTCCACTGGGACGACGAAGGCATGTACGCGTGCGTGGTGTGTGGCGGCCCCTTCGAGCACATCGACCACAACGTGCCGTTGATCCTGGGTGGAGGTCACACGCTGGACAACCTGGTCCCTCTCTGCGCTGACCACAACCTGGCGAAGTCAGGCCGTTGCCCGTACCGGTTCTACGCCGATCTGTTCCCGGGCCTGCGTCCGTGGCTGGCTCCGTTCTTCGACGTTCACGACCGGTTGACGGAGGAGGAGATCGAGCGCCGGACGTCGGCCTACTACGAGACGGAGGACCGACGCTGGTGATGCACGTCACTCGCCAACTCCCCTCCAGGTGCCTCAATTTGGGGGAGGTTCTCTCCGGTATATAGGTAGAGGGAAGTCCTCCCAGTCCCGCGCATAAACCCCTGGAAACGGCGGTCTGTGGCACGGGAGACAGCTCCCCCTCTCGCACGCTCCTGGCGTCCTCCTCTCCGTCAGTCGCAGCGTGCCCGGCGCCCCAGGTTGAGCCCAGGTCATTGACCACACATGGCTCCCTGGGGCGCCCATCAACTTCCCACCTGTCGCCTACCCCTTGGGGGCCTTCTTGAGATCACTCCGTCGCATCGCCCTGGCTTCGACGGCCTCCGTTGCTGCGGTCGTCCTGGCCACGGCTCCGGCCTTCGCTGGCGACGGCGCTACGTCGTCCATCACTGGCGCGTCCGTGTGGTTCACGGCGTCTGGTGACGTGGTGTCCGTGAAGGACACCTATTCGGACGGCCACTCCGCCGTCGGCCAGGTCCAGATTCCCTCTGCGGGGATCTACGAGAACCTGTGGAACCCGGACGGCACGGGCACAACCCGGAGCAAGTCCTACGGCACTTCGGTGGCGGAGGGTGTCGGCATCTGGTACCGCGCCTGTACGGGCGAGTACGGCACTGGCGAGATCATCCGCTGTGACACCACCTGGTACTACACGACGACGGACTAACCTCCGCGTCACCCAGCCACGGCTCCGGCCGTGTGCTCGCCTTCGTAGCTCAGCGGTAGAGCAAGGGGTAGCGCGCCCCGATCGTCGCCGGTTCGAATCCGGTCGAAGGCACCCATCGTCAACCGCCCCACATGAGGCACCTGGAGGCCCACATGGCTCGCAGGGCCCTTTCCGTGTGCTCAACCCCTGGATGCCCCACGCTCACCCCTGGAGGGCGCTGTGAGGCGTGCCAGGCGAATGCCAGGGCCCTACGTCGTGGCCCCTCTCGCGCTGGCTATGACCGCACCTGGGCACGCACGCGTAAGGCATACCTACGTGAGCACCCCTGGTGTGAGTGCCAGGCGTGCGCTGACCTACCCATGCCCCTTCGACCTGTTGCTACTGAGGTTGACCATGTGGATGGCCTGGGCCCATTGGGTCCAAGGGGTCATGACTGGACCAACCTACGCAGCATGACGAAGGCGCATCACGCTCGCGAGACAGCTAGGTCTCAGCCTGGTGGATGGAACGATCGAGGCTGATCTCCTCACTCTGAGGCATAACCGCAGGTCAGAGGCTTGCAAGCATACAAAAGCGCAGGTCACAGCCTTGCCCTACCCCGGGGGGTGACCCCTTGCCGGTAGGGGACGCGGAACGCGGGGGAGGGCGCCGTCAGGTCCGCCCGGTTCAAAGACCCCGATCTGACCCCTTCAATCACGCACTGTGACGACTCCCGGGAGGTGATCCCATGGCACGCGGCGGCGCCCGCTCCAGGTCCGGCCCTGCGCCGACCAGCACGGAGCGAAGCCATAAGGCGAAGGCCAACGCAGAGGGGTGGACCACGCTCCCCGCTGACGGCCGTGACGGGCCTCTCCCGGCCTTCCCGCTGGTCACCCCGTCCGATCGTGAGATGGACCTCTGGGAACGCCTCTGGGAGTCCCCCCAGGCCGTCATGTGGGAGACCCTGAACCTGGACTTCGAAGTGGCGACCTACGTGCGCTTGATCGCGCGCGCGGAACGCCCCAACTCCAGTGCCATCATCTGGGGTCAGGTCAAGATGGTTGCCGAGTCGCTCGGCCTCTCGGCCTCCGGCATGGCCCGCAACCGCTGGACCGTTGCCAGCATCGAGCCTGACGCCGACGATGACGCGCCCCAGGCCGCTGTCTCGGCAGTCGCGGACCTGTCCGCCCGCCTGAAGGCGGTCAGCGGTGAGTGATGCGAAGGTCCTGATAGTCACCCTGGCGTGGATCGAACACCACGCTGTGATCCCGGACGGCTTCAGCCAGGGCCAGCGGTTCACGATGCTGCCGTGGCAACTGAAGGTTGCCTCCAACATGTACGCCGTGAAGGCGTCTGCGGAGGTCGGCCAGAAGTCCACCGCCTTCGTGTACCGCCGTGCCCAGGTGATCATGCCCCAGAAGTCGGGCAAGGGCCCGTTCGCCGCTGCGGTCGTCCTGGCCGAAGCTGCCGGACCCACTGTCTTCGCTGGCTTCGCCCAGGGCGGGGAGCGTTACCGCTGCCGTGACTGGGGTTGCTCGTGCGGCTGGGAGTTCGTTTACGACCAGGGCGACCCGATGGCCGTCCCCCAGCCGACTCCCCTGATTCAGCTTCTGGCGACCTCTGAAGACCAGGTTGCCAACGTGTACCGGCCGCTGACGGCCATGATCAAGCACGGTCATCTGTCCGCCTTCATGAAGCCGCTGGAAGGCTTCGTGCGCGTGGGCGAAGAGGGCCGTATCGACGTCGTCACTTCGTCGGCTCAGAGCCGTCTCGGTAACCCGATCACGTTCGCGATCCAGGACGAGACAGGCACGTACACGGCCACGAACAAGATGATCAAAGTGGCGGAGACGATGCGTCGCGGTCTGGCTGGCATGTCCGGCCGGTCCATGGAGACGACGAACGCCTACGACCCGTCGGAGTACAGCACGGCCCAGAAGACCCACGAGGGTCACGCAGAGGACGTGTACAGGTACTTCCCGCAGGCCCTCCCCACGCTGTCCTACCGGAACAAGCAGGAACGGCGCCGGATCCACAAAGCCGTTTACGCGGACTGTCCTCACATCGACCTGGACGCGATCGAAGCGGAGGCGTCGGAGCTACTGGAGTCTGACCCTGGTCAGGCTGAGCGCTTCTTCGGCAACAGGATCATGGCCGGTCACGGCTCCTGGCTGGAGGCAGCGCACTGGCTGTCTCGCGCTACGCCGGACCGGGAGATCCCGAAGCCGTCGGCCTACAAGTTGATGAAGGTCCCGATCGTGCTCGGGTTCGATGGTTCGGACTCCGATGACTGGACGGGCATCCGCGCGGAGACCCTGGACGGCTTTCAGTTCACGCCGACCTACGGCCCCAGCAACCGACCCACGGTGTGGGATCCGGCGGAGTGGGGCGGCCAGGTTCCCCGCCTGGAGGTTGACGCAGCGGTGGACCAGCTCTTCCGCACGTATGACGTGAAGCTCATGTACTGCGACCCCCCGTACTGGGAGACGGAAGTGGACAAGTGGGCGGAGCGCTACGGGGACCGGAAGGTGATCCGCTGGCTGACTCGTCGCCCGGTCCAGATGCATGCCGCCGCTGAGCGCATGAAGACGGACTGCATGAAGCGTGACTCCACGTTCACGCATGACGGGTGCGAGATCACTGAACGCCACGTGTTCAACGCACGCATGGCGGCCCGTCCGGCGGACCGGTACGTCCTGGCGAAGCCGGAGCACAAACGAAAGATCGACCTAGCCGTGGTGTCTGTCCTGACCCACGAAGCCGCGTCAGACGCCATCGCGGCGGGGCTGTTGAAGCGAAAGCCGCTGTTCATGTCGGCGTGACCGAAGGAGGTGGGGGGATGGCGACCCTGGAGCAAGCCCTGTCCCTGGTTCAGAAGCTGGAAGACGAACTTCTGGCCCGCCGTCCCCTCATCCAACGGAACTCCGACTACTACCGAGGCATTCAGTCCCTGACGTTCGCGTCTGAGCAGTTCCAGAAGTTCCACGGAGGCCGGTATAAGGACTTCGCGGACAACTGGGTCCAGGTGGTGTCTGACGCCCCTGTGGAGCGGCTGACCGTGAACGGCTTCAAGCCGTCTGGGTCGACGGAGGCTGACAAGGATCTGTGGCGCGTGTGGCAGGCGAACGGCCTGGACGCGGACAGCCAGTTGGGGTTCCTGGGTGCGGTCAACTCGGGCCGTTCGTTCGTCCTGGTGTGGGGCGATCCTGACGACCCGGAGACTCCGGAGGTGACCTTCGAGGATGCCTCGCAGTGCATCGTGGCGTACGTGCCTGGTTCGCGCCGGAAGCGCAGGGCCGCACTGAAGCGCTGGGATGACGGCCAGGTGTCCTTCGCGACCCTGTATCTCCCGGACGAAGTCTGGAAGTTCGAGCGTCCGACCCTGGGCGCCAGCTCGAAGTCCACTGGCGAACAGGCCATTGACGAAGAGCTGAACAAGTGGGAGATCCGGGACACGGGCGGGGAGATGAACCCCCAGCCGAACCCCATGGGCGTGGTGCCGATGGTGGAACTCCCCAACAGGCCGACGCTGACGGAAGACCCTGTCTCCGACATCACGGGTGTGGTGTCCATGCAGGACGCCGTAAACCTGTTGTGGGCCCAGCTCTTCACGGCCGCTGACTA